TCTTTACTCCAATCTCCGTCTCCTTCAAACTTTTCCCAAATATAATTTACACAGTCTTCTTTAAGGTCAGGTCTGTTTGGCAGTTGCCATTGTCTATCTACTTCTTCTTGTATGTAATACATTAGTTCTTCTTGGTTCATTTCTCTAACTCCTCTATCCTTTGTTTTAAGTTTTCTATTTCTTCTTCTAGTCTTCCTAATGTACAACTAATATCAGATTGAATATCAGCATTAAGTCTATCATATTCATCATTGATATGTTCCATAGCATAACTATGGTTATCTTCTGCTGTTTGTTTAACATCAGCTATATCATTATGAATACTCAGTATCGTATCTGAATACTCAA